CCCTAACATTAGAAGAGATCAAGGAAAGACTTAAGAGATGGGATGAGATAACATTAGTTGAAGAACTAGCGTTAAGGTCTGAGGATATAGTAGAAAGATTTGACGATATAATAGAAGACCAAGCAGATAGATTACAAAACTTAGTTAACTGGGAAGAATAAAATATATGGATTACTATCAACAGTTTATTGCAAAGAGTCGTTACAGCAGGTTCCTACCTGAAAAAAATCGCCGTGAACACTGGGAAGAATCAGTGGATCGCTACTTTAATTTTATGTTTAATCATCTTGATGAGAAGTATAAGTTCTCTCCTGATGCTGAGCTACGAGCAGAGCTTACCAGTGCTGTCAAGAACCTAGATGTTATGCCTTCTATGAGGGCTATTATGACAGCAGGCAAAGCCCTAGACCGTGATAATACTGCTGGCTACAACTGTAGCTACTTACCTATCGATGACCCTAAAGCCTTTGATGAGGCTATGTACATCCTACTCTGTGGCACAGGCGTAGGCTTTTCTGTGGAGCATAAGTATGTTGACCAGTTACCTGAAGTCCCGGACCAGTTGTTTGATAGTCAGACTACTATTGTGGTTGCGGACAGTAAAGAAGGATGGGCAAAAGCTCTTCGCCAACTCATCGCTCTTCTATACTCTGGGGAAGTGGCAAGGTATGACCTATCCAAAATTAGACCTTCAGGAGCTAGACTTAAAACCTTCGGAGGAAGGGCTTCTGGACCCGGACCTTTGGACGAGCTTTTTAAGTTTACTACCAACAAATTTAGAGGAGCTGCTGGTCGCAAACTCACATCAATCGAATGTCATGATCTTCTCTGCAAGATCGGGGAAGTTGTTGTTGTGGGTGGAGTTAGAAGAAGCGCAATGATTTCTTTGTCGGACCTCGAAGATGACCGTATGCGTTCCTGTAAGTCTGGTAGCTGGTGGGAGCATAACAGCCAGAGAGCATTGGCTAATAACTCTGCAGCCTACACCTCGAAGCCTGACATTGGACAGTTCCTTGCAGAGTGGACTAGCCTGTACAACAGTCACTCAGGTGAGCGTGGTATCTTTTCACGAGAGGCAAGCAAGACTCAAGCTGAGAAGAACGGACGCAGAGATGCTAGCTATGACTTTGGTACGAACCCGTGCTCAGAGATTATCCTGCGCCCTTATCAGTTCTGTAACCTGACTGAGGTAGTAGTACGAGCAGAGGATACTGTAGCTGACATCGCCAAGAAGGTTAGGGTTGCTACAATCTTAGGCACGTTCCAAAGTACTCTGACTCACTTCCCATACCTGCGTAAGGTGTGGCAGAAGAACACTGAGGATGAGCGTTTACTTGGTGTATCGTTAACTGGTATCTTAGATAATCCTTGGATGGGGAGGGTATGTGAAAGCACTACGCAGTCTCTTGAATACTTACGGGAGGTCTCAGTTAATACCAACAATGAGTTTGCAACTCGCTTGGGAATCCCTGTGTCTGCTGCGATTACTTGTGTCAAACCTAGCGGCACTGTTTCTCAACTTGTTAATTCTGCCTCTGGTATTCATACTCGACATAGTAACTATTATATTCGCCGTGTTCGTGGTGACAAGAAAGATCCGCTGACTAAGTTCCTCACAGACTCAGGTATTCCTACAGAGGACTGTGTCATGAGACCTGATAGCACTGCTGTGTTTTCTTTCCCAGTGAAAGCACCAGAGTCTTCTCGTACTCGTGATGATCTGACAGCTATGCAGCACCTTGATCTGTGGCTGATGTACCAGCGTCACTGGTGTGAGCACAAACCTTCAGTGACTATCTCTGTCAAGGAAGATGAGTGGATGGACGTAGGAGCGTGGGTGTGGAGGAACTTTGATGAGCTTAGTGGTATCTCATTCCTGCCTTGGGATGGAGGCTCTTATCGACAAGCACCTTACGAGGAGTGTACTAAAGAGCAGTACGAAGAGCTTCTATCTAAGATGCCTACAGATATCTTGTGGGATAACCTCAAGGAAGAAGATGATAATGTCGAAGGCGCACAGACATTAGCGTGTGTCGCAGGTCACTGTGAGATTTGATATGAATATAGACCTATGTATTATATCTGGACTGATGTTTGGTTTTGAGTATGTCGAAGTTGTAGATGACGAAGAACGATATATCGTAATAGACTTTGCGTTCCTACGGATTCTTATCAACTTTTAAATAGAGTGTGCTTTCATCCTTCCTGCGCTTAACAAGGCCGGGAAGGACTTTTCCCCCAGCTTTCGTCCACTGCATGAAAGCTTCTGCAGCCCCTTCAAACTCACCCCTGTTATGCTTCTGTCTTATTGTGCTACGCTGGAGGTTACCCAGTCCCACATTAAAAGCAAAGCTGACGAGTGCATCAAACCTAGACTGAGTAAGATTAGTAGGACACAGTCGTAGTACGCCTCTCTCAAACGTGAGGAGATCCTTGGCGAGTATGTCATCAACCTCTGCCATAGACAGGACTCTATCCCACCCACTGGGTATTGCGAGGTTTTTACGCTCCTCAAAAGGAACCCTGATATGGTTGGGGTCTATGACATGACCAACGCCCACTGTCCACAGCAAAGCTGGACACCTGTAACTGCGTGTTCTTACGCCCTCGTGGTGCTTGATCATCTCGATGCATTCTTTGGATACGTTCATTTCTTATTAAAAGACTGTGACCCAAACCAGAAGGCTATGATAGACGAGAAGATGATGGCCGAGTCCTCATCCCAGAGCAGGTTCAGTGCTTCGTCAAATGGGACGTTCTGCTTCCAAGCGTAGAAGAACCCAAACACATTTACCATTACTAGCATTAGGAACATACCGTAGGTAATGACTGGTCTGACGCTGGCTCTCAGGTTTATGACCCACTTACTAGCTCCCTGTCCTATGGCTATGTCGTGGGCATAGAGGGCTTCCTTCTCCTGAACTGCAGTCTGCATTGCAATTTGGTCAGTCCTAATCTCCTCCACCCTAGCCTGAGCTAGGAACCCCTTCTCTGCCATCTCCAATTCCCTAGCCATCTGCAATTTAGCCAGCTCTAATTCGTGTTTTTTATCAGACTTATCTTGGAAAAAGTCTAGGAACTTAGGGAGACCACCAGCCAAGAAGGAGACAAGGGTAGAAAATAGGGTAATCATAGACGGTCCTTAAGGTTTATAGCCAAGCACATAGAAAAAACTAACCAATATAAAAGCAGTGATGAAGCAGTACCACTTGAGCATGGCTAGCTTGCTGAGGTCTCTGCCATACTCGTCAGTCAAATCCTTTTTGTCTTTCAGGATTCTATCCTTGATTACCATGATCTCTTCCCAAGCCGCTGGTCCATGCTTAGAGATGATGTCTTGCTTGAGTTCTTCTTCTATCTTTTTAATCTCGTAGACTCCTCGCCATTCTTCTACTGCTGAGAAGACAGATGTATCTGATGGTCTTTGCTTTTGTTTACGCCTAAACGATGCCCTAGCTTGGAGGTCAGCCTTGCCTAGGTCTTGTATGTCCTTGGTGACTGACTCAATTTCTTTACCAACAGCTAAGGCTTCTCGAATACCAGCAACAGCGGTCTTGGCAACTTGGGTTACTGGTTCGCTCATTCAATGTTTATCCCCATGCTATATGGATTTAGGCCACGTTTCTGAAACTCTTCTGCAATAAACTTAAGCCTCTGCTTAGGATCTTGTACGATCTCAGGCAGCATCATAAGCCTAACATTACTTCGAATTGTGCTTACCACATTAGTAAACAACTCTGCCTTTAGCGAGTCTGGTAGTCTTTGAAATCCGGGGTTAGATGCAAAGGAAGTAGCAACCGTGTTAGACATCTCTCCCATCATCTTAGACATACGCTCGTATTGCTCACCTCGAAGCTCTACCCCGTACACTGTACGAGAAGGCATCTTAATCTTTAACTCTGGGTTATTAAAGAATGACTGTGCTATAGTCTGCTCTGCAGGACGGTTAATAAAACCAGTCAGTAGTTCACCAGTAGAGCCTAGTTGTCTTGGTTGTCCTGCAACATCGTACTGAACAGGAATGTCTTCTCTCTGTCCCGGTAAACGAGACTTAAGATTGTTCAGAATCCATGTACTCATTTCAGGATCTCTTACTTCACGAGCAACTTTGTCTTCTATTCGTGCAATGTTGTTTAGAATGTTAGGTGTTAATCCATTAGTTAACGCAACAATCGTGGCTGGTAATCTATTTGGATCTTCCATTGCTCCCATTACATTAGATAAACCTTCAGTAAAAGTCTTATCTAAGAAAGAAGCTTTAATTACTTTATAGAAGTCAGCAGCATACGCACTTAACTCTTGCCCTTTTAGCTGCCCGTCACGGATTGCTTCCATTGTGTTAGCAGTTAACGACAACACAGTATGTAGCGGTTCGATGCCAGCATACCCAAACCATCTATCTCCAAAACGAATTGATGACGGTGGTTTACCAGCAGCAATCTGACGAGTACGAACCTCTGGATCTAAGGAGTATTCTCCAGTTAAACGATCATCTGCTACAAGACCATAAGCATAAGCTACTAAGCCAGTACCTAGGATCTGCTGACCAACAAAGTCCCTGTTCAAATCTCTTTTGAACTGTAGTTCACCCTGCTTCTTTTCAATTAAACGCCCAAGTCTTTCTTCTGACTTAGGTGTTTTAGCTGCTTGCCTTGCAGCAACTAAATCATCTATCTCGTTTACAAGAGTGTTGATATCTTTACGCCCTTGATTAAACCTTAACAATCCTAGACCGGGGACATACCCGCCACCAAACTTAGCAATGTTAGTAGGTGTGATAATGAATGGTGTAAAGAGAGCAGCTAATGGGTTATCTTTTGCAAAGTTAGAATAACTCCTTGTTGCTCTATCAATTAAAGAAGTACCTAGATTAGAACGAAATGTCCCGTACTTTTGAAAGTCTTCGATCTCTTGAGCTAGGCGTGGCTCTACATCTTGAAATGTTTTCCACAACGGGCTGCGTGTGTCGCCAGTTGCAAGCACATCCTCAACCTGACGAATCCATTCATCACGAGTGATGCCTCTGTTTGTAAAGAAAGAGTCAGGCATTAGCTTACTATTCTTAGCTCTGTTCTTTAGCACCTCAAGCTGTGCCTGCTCAAACATGACAGCGAAGAACTCATCACCGCCTCGCTGCAGTGACTGAGGAAATGTAAGTACAGCGTTGATAGGTCTATTGACCATATCTAAGAACTTGTTCGGATCTTGACCCGGAAGCTTTAAGTAGATGTCGTATTCTTTTGCAGTACGTCCGTCTAGCTCGATGCTCTTGTTAGAGAAGCCCTCAGCAAAACGAGGGAACACTTTGGTAAATGCCTTGGCGTAGCCGACAATCATGTCCACTGCTTCGCTTGGTCTTCCTCCAGCAATCCTTGCCAAGGGTGCTTCAATTAGTCTGGCAAAGTTACCAGCAAAGTTTTTAATAAATGTAGGCAGCGCACTTAAGTAGTTGTTTCTAATAATTGTAGATAACTGAGCACGTAAGGACGGAGTAGTTGCAGCATCAACTAAACCTTTACCTATTGCAAGATCAACATCTTTCTTATTTAACTTAGGATTAGAGTACATATCCGTAGCAACTCTTCCAAGTTGACGGAGAAACTGCATACACTTTGCCGACAATTCAATCATAGACAATCACCATTCATAAATATCCGATCCATTTTACCACCAGTCTCGAACAGTTTGTTTAATCGTTTAAAGGAACTCATTGCTACAGAGACAGCGTTCTTATCGCCAATGACAGCACCAAGGCCCATCACTGTTTTCTGAAGTTCCATAGCCAGATAAGCTGCTGTTTGTTTATCTCCCTTAGCCGTAGCAGAATCTAAAGCAGCAAAGATAGGCTGAAGATTATCAAGCTGTCTAGCAACGACAGGGTACAGTAGCTCTCGCTGACCAGCCTCTAAGACATCGCCCTTCTTATAAGAAGCTGCGAGAGACTCAGCAAACTGCTCTGCACCTTGAAGTGAATCAGCACCTGCCTGAGTTCTTAAACGATCTGCAGCTTGCGATAGTTCCTTCTCTGTCTCAGACATAGACTGACCAAGCCTTGTCTTAGAGCTTAGTCTTTCTGACACCTGCCCATACCTGTTTATAATCTGGATGACATCATCATTAAGATGTTTAGCAGTAGCGCCTAAGTATTTAAACTGCCTCTCAGGACTCATCTTACTGAGCAAGCTAACCTGCTTTTCAGTTAAAGGAGCAACTCGCTTCTCAGGTAAGAAGTTCTTATAGAATGGTAGCTTACACTTAGCAGCCATCAAACTCTCCAGCATTGTATAGTTTAATTCGTAAGTCTTCGTTCATGTCTTTATTCTTTAGCATATCTTCAAAGGATCTCGACTTAAAGTTTCTGCCATCAATTTCCTTAAGCTTATCCATCATGTCCTGATATCCTTTAATCATAACAAGACTGTCTGAGTCAGAAGCCTTTGGCATATACTGACGCACAGCACTGCTGAGCTTTTGAAAGCCTTCAGACTTTAGGATAGAAGGGGAGATTACAAACTTACCAGCTTCGTTGACAGGTAAAGTCTTACCATAATTATACACTGATTTACTGAAATCGTCAAGGTTTTTATCTACTGGATTTAAAAGATTGTCAAGTGTTTTAGACAAGGAGACCTTTAAAGAATCTTGTGGCAGGTTCCTTAAGCCTAGTTCCCTTTGAGCAACCTTCATAGAGTTGACCATCTCATCACGAGCTACCTTAGCAATACGTAATACTTCCTCTCTAGGTACGTCCAAGGATTGCTGTAGATACTGAACAAAGTCTTCGTGCCTAGTTGATTTAGTATCAGAACGTCCTACAATGTATAGGGCTTTATCTAGATCTGTCTCAAAAGACAGGGCTGATTTACCAAAGGAAGGACTAGAACCACTTAAGTACTGAGGAAGTTTGGGTAGCTGTGTAGAATCAAAGGCACTCTGAACCTCATCAATAAGGTCTTCATCTGCTGTCTTTGTAGGCGCTGGAGTGGTAGCCCTTGTCCCTACCTGTTCAAAGACTGGCTCACCTGCGTCATCTACACCTTTATATTTAAAGTGAGGTTTGGTTAAGTCTGCTGTGCCGTTTGCTACTTCGTCAGTAACATCGACTATCTCGTCACCTTTTTTTGAGAATATCTTTCCTAATACAGCCTTACCTCCAGCAACTATACCACCAAGAGCACCCCCTAATACAGCACCAGCCGCAATATTCTGTGCCCTCGTGGTGATTGCTGTGTCACCTAGCTCTTCGTATACTGGATCTAAAGCACCACCAAGAGCACCAGCAAGTCCAAAACCACGAATCTTCTGAGCAGTGGTGGCAACCTTACCAATAGGAAGAAGATTGACAGGAGAAGTTAGAGCACCAGAAATACGGCCAGCAATAGCAGCACCAGTCTTTTCGTCTGCTAAGATACGTGCTTCTAGTTCATTACGAAGAGTATTCTTTTCTGTACGTGCCTGAGCTTCAGGAGAAACAGGAGTGCCTGCCATCCATGACGTAGGATCTGAGTAGCCTTCAGGTTCAATACCAGTCTGCTCAGTAGCAGATGTATCAATGCCTATCTTCTTTAAACCCTCAGAGACAGGCTTAGCAAGCTGAGCTAGTCCTGCATAATCAGAGATCATGCCCTGTTCAAGGTTCTTAAAGAAAGACTCACTAGCAGTAATCGGTCTGCCTAATGACAGAGTAGCAGCAATGGTTCGGTCATCGTAACCATCTTCTCTTGCCTTAGCAAGATTAAAATTCTTTTGTTTTGCTAAAGCCTCTGCTACATCTGTATAACTATAACCATCCGATAATGCTTTTGGAAGATTAAATATGTCAGCCATTGTTAAGGTTTTATTTCATATTCAGCAGGGTTTAAAGGACCAGCAGGTTTCTTCTTGTCATCTTTCTTAGATTCAGAAGGTTTAGCTTTTGGAGCAGTTGCTCCCAACCCTCCACCAATAAGAGCAGCAATCACTGCCTTTAATGGATCTTCTCCTGTTGGCTTGTACTCAAGCTTATCCTTTGAAGGATCAAAAGGTCTGCGCACTTTACTCTCTGTGTCTATTGTCTCTAAAGCTCCAGTAGCTTTGTTCATAGTTACTGGTCTTCCATCTTTTGTTAACAAACTAAGAGAGTCAAAAGTATTAACTGCTTTTTCTCGTGTACCAATCTCTCGTTCTTTGAGACTTAGTTCTTTAGCTTGTGTCCTAGCAGATGCTGCTTCTTTTAAAGCCGACACAGCTAAGTCTCCGTAGCCGCTTTGCTTTAATGCAGCAGCAACGCCTTCATAGTAAGTGGCTGGGTTCTCAGGATCAAAAGGAACACTACTCATAATGCCTTGAACTTCTGAAACCCTACGAAGTCCAGCATCGCCAGTGTCCATAAAGCCACGCCCAGAAGCTACATTGCCAATGCCTCTACCAAGCAACGCACCGATAGCACCTGCAGCTCCACCAGTAGGATTAAGCCGTTGCATCTCCTGCTGGGCCATCTGCCTACGCAGATACTCTGGATCGCTTTGTAATATTTGTTGTGATGACATTCCCATATTATTTATCCTTAAAAGAAACTTCCGTAGTCTTGGTTGCCATATGCCAGACCAGTTCCAAAACCTGATCTACCTAAACCAGTCTGTGCAAACCTTGCTTGTAGTCCTCCCATACCACCACCACCAAAACCACCAGTAAAGCCACCAACAGCAGCGCCTAAAGCTTGATTCATAAAGCTAGTAAGCTGTTGGGACGCAGCATCACCAGCACGTTGCTGAGTAGTAGCGGCACTGGACAGACCAGACTGCAGAAGCTGAGAACCAACATTAGCCCCAGATTGGGCAGCGCCTCCGACTTGTAAGCCAAGCTGAAACGGTTGCTGCCCAAGTTGCTCCAGAGTTCCGACAGTACCAAGGTAGGACTGAAGAGGTCCAAGAGCCTGTGTCGGGAGAGCGTACTGTTGACCAAGCTGTTGAGCGCCTGTTCCAAACAATCCAGTACCAAACTGAATTTCTTGCTGAGCTTGTTGGTTAGCTGCAACAATATCTTGAGCACGTTGTGCCTCACGAGCACGGGCTAAGCTATACAGTTCAGGCTGACCAATACCACCAATATTTAATCCAGCACGTCCACGACCAAAAGCACCAGATGCTAGCCTTTGTTCTTCTTGAAGCTGTGTTGGCATCCTTGCTTCTTGTAATTGTTCAAAGATACGCTGACGAGCAGCTTGTGGAGATTCAGAGATATACTGACCACCAAGATTAAATAGGCGTTGAGCAGCCATACCTAGAGGCTGAGCAGCCATCTGAGCTTCTTGAGCAGTGGTGACAGCACCTCCTGTTAAGCCCATTACCTGATCTTGTATAGCCGCTAGTTCAGGAGCAACAGTATATCGAGCACCAGTAACACGAGGAACACCACCAACATCTGTGATGTCAAACGCACCAGTACCAAACCGAGAAGTCATCCCGACTGGTCTGAATGCTGATATCTGAGCACCTCTTAAAGCAGCTTCACGCTGCTCAGCAGCAGCTTTTTCGCCTCGTTGCTGTGTGCCTTTAATATCTGTTAAGCCTACTGCGTCAGTTATACCGCCAACAAACTTACCCATTATAAACTCCTCGTATATATCTTATACATATGTCCATCATTCCCTAATAAATCTTTAGTGTATTCAAACCCTAGTGTTTCTCCAAACTTCCCTAACTTATCATTATCTACTAAGCCATACAGAGGAGCATTTAATAGTGATTGAAGTTGGTTTAAATCTTTAATATAATGTTTCTTTGTTTCTGCTGACCACTTAAACACATCCGTATGAAGCCAGTATAAGTTATTAAACAACTCCAAGTACATTATATATTTTTGTCTATTTACTACTGGAAACTTATACATCAAGTCTTCATAATGTAGCAAAGGGCATAGTATGGTGGTAGGTTAGCGTCTGTTCCTGACGAACCAGAAGATGCAACAGTAGTTGCAACAGTAACACCAGTAGTTACTGATGATGTATCTGCTTGGTATCCACGAGCAGAACTAGTTGAAAAACTATTACCTACTTGTAAATTATCCCCGTAGTCATAATTACCCGGAGTATTATACTCACCAAAAGCAAGTTTATGGGCGTGTCCTGAATCTGTAACAGTAGAAGTAGCAGTATGGGTATGGCTTACTACAGTAGCGTTAGCAGAACCACCAGTACCACCTACAGCGTAGGTAGACCCTGCACCTACAACAAACTTATCCCGTAGGTCTGGAGTACTGTTAGAACCGTTACAGAGTACCCAGCCAGTAGGAATAGAACCTACTGAGCCAGACCAGATCATGATCATACCAGAAGGAACAGCCGCTGCTACCGCTGTAGCAATAGCCGTGGTCACAAAAGCTGTAGTAGCTATTTGAGTAGTATTGGTTCCTGCAGAAGCTGTAGGGCCTGCTGGAGTACCTGTAAAGGTGGGGCTGTTTAGGTCAGCTTTAGACGAGATAGCAGAAGCGATAGCGTTATACTCTGTATCAATCTCTGTTCCCTTGACAATCTTAGCTGGGTTACCTGTGGATAAGCCATCCTTGACAGCAAAGTTAGTAGCTTTTACATAGTTACTCATGCTTGTTTTCCTTGTTTAATATATACATCAATCCGCTGAATAGAGATAGGATTGCCATTGATCTCTGCCTCTAGACCAATCTGCATAACAGAGCCTGTACCGCCAGCCTGTATCTTAAACTTGTCCAGTACAATACCATCTGAAAACTCAGCAATATTGTATTCCCCTATATTATACTCGTAAACTGTTGAATTGTCAAGTGTTTTTGTAAAAGCAAAGTAATTTTCGTTATAATCAAAGCCCCACTTGACAGCTACGTTCTGGTTAGAACCGCCAATAACCACAAATCCAATCTGTTTCATGATCTTTTCTATGGTAGGTTTCTCAAAATCAAAGTAGTTTGTGTAGTAACTAAACCGATACTGAGACCCGTTATCTGCATGCCCAAAGTACTTACCTATATATCCGGGTTTACCAAGGTATAAGTCTTTAGAGTTAGTAACAATAAATGCTTTTGGTTCTATGACGCTCCAAGTAGTAACCCTAGCTGCTCCATCCTGAAGAGGAGTCCTCATATCAAAACAGTAGACTACCTTAGTAATAGGAAGACTAAGTAGGTAGAAAGCGTCCCTGTCATAGTAGACAGACTTGATATTAGCCGCTGTCTCAGAGGCCACGCTAGTCATCAGTTCATCCCGTACATTCTTAGAAACATCCCGCATAGGCAAGGACTTCTCTTGGATAACCCGCTGAAGGCTTCTAACCCCAGAATCGGACAAGAAGATAATATCCGTACCAGTACTCTGAACGGAGTCCCTAGCGATACAGCCCACATTAGGAATATAGTCTTCTAAGGTCAGTGTTGTGACATCGATTGGATTAGCATAGACAGCAATATTATTACGACCAAAGATAATAAGGAATCCATTGTGCGCTGCAATAGCCACTATCTTGTCCGTGTTAGGGAAGACAGAGTTTAAGGACAGAGATCCAGAGTCCCCACCTTGAAAATCTGATCCATCTAGTAGCCTAGTAAAGTAGACCGTCTGAGGATCTCCTGCTATGTCTGCCGCCCAAATACGCCCATAAGCTGCTAAAGCGCAGTTAGGAGCAAAGTCATTAATAGAATACCCTAAAGGCATTGTACCTATATCACCAAGTCTTTGGTATCCATATGAGCCTGTGTGGGAGTGTGGGTTAGCAGTGGTTGTTACTGTGCTGGTAAGAGAATTAGATACTGAGTAACCAGCACCGCCAGTAGTAATCGTAACAGTAGCTACACCTGTACCAGACAAAGTAGCCACAGTCACCGTAGCAGCGGTGGTTCCACCAGACAGAGTAAGAATATCTCCTACATTGTAGCCTGATCCAGCAGCAGTTACTGTCAAGCCAGTGATAGCGCCGCTAGAAACAGTCGAGACTGTAAAGGTAGCGCCAGTACCCGGAGTAGCCATGCGATGATAGATCAGCATTGGATGACCAGATTGTACTAGGTATGCGTGGGGTTCTGCAGAAGAACCATCACCATAGGGCAGAGCAGCCCCTTGCCAGTTGTTGCCAGTAATCGTGTATGTTAGGTCTGCACTGTTAGCCTGATTACGCACAGTCTTGGTAGTCATAGTTGTAGTACCAGTAAACAATCTATTATTACCAGCACTTAAGAACTGACTAGATCCATTATCAGTTAACTCAAACATAAACTCTACTGGGTTAGCAGCGCCTAAGTCTGTGTTAACTGCTGAGTTTACAGGTGTCCACCCACGTCTAGCACCAATACGACCATAACGGTCAATAACGCAATTGTTAGCCTCTAGTGCAAAACCAGAAGATAAAGATACCGCAGACTCTTGGATGTTTAATCCAAAGAATCCCGGTGCTGCAATACTAGCGGTTTGCGAAGGAGAAGCCATTAGACAGCATCCCAAGTAAATTCATCTGGATAATGATTACCTTCATTGGCAACATGGTCTGCTAAAGAAGTTTGATATAAACCATAAGCTTCCGAACTGCTTAGTCCACCATCTTCACCACGTTCTGCTAATGCTTTAGCATATGCTAAAAATATAACAGGTTCTGCTGGTACTTTAAGTTGAGTACTATTTGATGATAGTTCTGCTTGTGGTTTAATTATGTTAAAGTTAATAGTGTATGTTCCGTTTGGAATTGGATATAGGTCTACTTGAGTATCTCCATTTGAATCTACTCCATTAAAGTTAAAGTAACGAGGAGAACCTAACTCAGGAGCTTGATTTAAAAACCAATTGTTCATGTCGCTAGTAGAAGCATTCTCTAAGAACCAATCACTTGTGTCATTTAAAACATCAAAGACTCTAAATCGAATACCAGCGTCAGTCATCACATAGTTAAACAGGTTAGCTGTAGTAGAGACAGTAAGAGTCTCCGACAAAGCGTTCCAGTTGTAAGCATCTTCTACCTGTCGCTTAGCATCATTAACAAACTTACTAATTAGTTTTGAGTAGGCGGTATCATTTACTGAAGTAACCTCGTTCTCACGAAGTCTAATCAACACATCGTTGACAAGTTCTAGATAAGTTTTGTTAGCCATTTAACAGTCCCATTTCCTTAGTGCTAATGCTTTGCGAGTTGGTCTACCCTTCTCATCTTTCATAGGCCCCGGCACACCGCTCATACGAGCACAGAAGGACTTCCTGCGTCCTGCCTTTTTAGGAGACTTAGCAGCCTCTTTAGCAGACACGGGAGGCTTTAGATTAGCGCCTTCCTTGTTCTTAAAGTATGCCCTGCCTTTGGCGTTTAAGCCACCTTCTGGATTCTGATATACCTTCTTTACCATTATTTCTTCGCAGTCTTCTTAGCTTGTTTGAACGCCTTAGCTGTGGGAGCACCTTTAGTCCCAACCTTACGCATCTTTTCACCAGATCCTTCAGCTATTCGCTTACGCTTGGCCCAGATATTTGAATATAGTCCCGGCTTAGTAGCCACGAGAAGAGCCTTTCTTAACTTTCTTCTTCTTAGACATACCAGTCATGGCTAGACCAACAGCTACTGCCTGCTTCTGAGGCATACCTTCTTTACGAAGCTTACTGATCTTAGCCGAAGCTGCCTCTTGTTTGCCCTTCTTAGTGTAAGGGTATTTCTTTCCGTCTACCATTGGCATACTATTCTCCTTTAGAATTGGAACTGAACTGTCATCTCAGGCATGAACTCTACAGTTGCTATGTAAGTTACTGTATTAGTGCTAGAGTTTTGCACACGAATCTCATCACCAGCTTGTAAGACTACCTCTGCCTCTCCGTCTAATCTAACAAACTCACCAGCACCTAAGTTCTTACCACCAACAATAAAGTACTCAGTGTTGGTAGAGACATCGTACCAGTAGACCTTTGGAGTATCGTTACCAGTAAGACTAATAATATACATTAACTGCCAAAGACCAGTATTCTTAGTTGGTACTGTAAGAATAGTTTCCTTAGTGGTAGTAGACTTAGTTGTAACAGCGGATACTTTTCTGCTCATATTAACCTACTTTAAGAACTAAGCTGAGTAACAGAATTACGATGAAACCAGTAGTACCTAGCAGGATCTGTTCTAGTCTCTTTAGCCTAGCGTTGATGCCTGCATAGCGTTCAGCGCACACTGCTTCATGGGTATCAAGTTGTCCTTTAACTTGGTCTACTGTTGACATCACTATCTCCACTTAGGTCCTTCCATCCAAGCTACCAGAGAGTGTCTAGTGCCTTTGGTTACGGGGTTTACCTTATGAACCACGAAGGAAGGAAACACTAAAACAGTTCCTTGTGTTCTTAGGTGCTCTTGTTTGGGGCTGCTGAGATGTAACGGCTGCATCTCAAACTCACCGCCTTCATACTCTTCTGGGCTAGACAGTTGGCACACCAGAGATAACTTCCTGTGTACTTGTCTACCATCATCCCAATTTACATCATTGTGCCAATTA